GGGAATATTTAAGGGATGGGTAGGAGAGCGAAGTAGTGGGTAACCGACTTACTTCTAGGAATAAGGAAGAATGAATTTATATTTACGTTTCTGCTGCCATCATTGCCAAGGTCATGCCGTATTTTTGAGCCTCTAAACTCTTCCTAACCTGCAAAGCAGGAATAACGAGGCTCCTGTCCAAATTGAGTATCATGTCGTAAGTTGGTATAAAGCCGCTAACCATATCAACCAAGAGGGGGTTCTTACCGAGATAAGCACGAAATTCTGTCTTAGTCGTGCTTTCATCCACCTTATCAGACAGGTCTGTCAAAATCGCGTAAAGCATATTAAATATTTCGCGATTGCAACCAATCTCCCACAAAGCTGACATAGTTGCAGCATAAAACTTTTCCTTCTTAACAACACTACTTCCTTTAAACAATTTGGCCACGGTACGCACAGGATCTTTATGTAACATAATGTTCCAACAATCTTCGGTTTTATCTAAATAAAACCTGCGTCTCAAGAACTCCAACCCGTCTCCTGTATCTGGTGTACAAAAGAAGGGTTTCATTTCCGTTACTGTGGTGGTACCAAACACGCCATCCATCAACATATCGAAGATCTCGCCCCAAGGGTTGTAACCTGCGAAGTCATCGCCCAAAACGACAAACAAACGCATAAGTTCCAACTCGAAAGGCGAAACGACCTTGCCAAAATCAGAATGATCTTTTATGATTTTACAATGTTTACAACCACAACCTTTGGCGCCCCATTGACTGCCATGCGCATCGACAAAGTCACAAACCCACTTAGCCATCTTCGAGTGTCTCTTGCTGTTACCCGAGCTGGTGTGATAGCTCCCACTAGCGACCCGCCATGGAGCCGCGTAACAGCCATCTGCATCCACTGTATAAGTGGGCAGATGTAATCGGCAAGCGCTCTAGCGAGCACCCGCTTTTCACCTCTCTTAGTCACATTTCTTATCCGGACCAGCAAATGTATGATATAAGCCATTCCGTCTGTCTGGTTGGTGCTAGCTTCCCAATTCTTTTTGTCACTTTCATGACCAGCTCGTGAAGTTTCTAAATGGGCCAGAAATTCATTCCAACCCTTACCGTGGTATTTTCTATAAACTTCGTACCAACGCAGAAAAATCTGCTTATAATCACCATTTCTCCCGCTAAGTCCGATTCCAATTCCTGTAGCCGGATCTTTCCATCTACTAACGATAGTCTCAAAGAAATGTTTATGTATCTGATAGTTCGCTTGTGACTCAAGCTGTATTCCTCTCACGTTCTTTGTATTCTTAATAACTTCTCCTTTCAAAACAGGTTGATTGGGTATACAAGCTGGGACGTGTTGTCCGCTGATATCTGCCGCGTTGACAGCCACCGCCCCGTCATGCATTTCCTGTTTCTTTCCCTTAACGGTCCCATGCATACTGTTGAGAGCCAACAGCCCGCTACTGCTTGTGGTGGTTTCCTGCGCTGCCAAGGAGGACGCGGTGCACTCTGGAACATCTACCAGGATTGGTTCACAATCTGGGAGATGTGGTGCTTCTAAGGCATCCCTAATAAACATGTCAAAAAGAACGTCTCGGTCCAGTTCTTTGGGCGGCTTATCTGTTAAAACCGTGAAAGCCGGCACCAATCTTTCTATGTCAGCTACCTCAGACGAATGCTGATAGTCGTCGATGGCTTTGAGGAAGCTTAGGTCCAGATAGGTGTTTGACATGTATTCTATTATAGACTTCACTTCTGGATCTATCTTAGGCAGACGTGGCAACTTTTGGGGTCTTGAATGCCTGTAGCCTGATAGTCCTCGGACCGGAACATTACGTGAATCTAACTTGGCTAAAACTGCTACACTTAGGGGATTTGTCATGGGATTCGAGACAACTACTTGCCGTTGGAAAACCGAAAAATTATATGTTATTATTAAACGGGCCACAGCCTTGACCAGTTTAAATGCGCAAACGTGATTTCTTTCTAGCTGTTTACTGCCGTGTGATATAGTGAGGTAATAAAGGTTTCTCTTTCTCTTCCACTCCGGTTTAAATAGGAGTACTTCTGCAAAATAATCGTATTCAATCTTTCCTTGTAAATATAAAAATTTAGATAAGCGCTTAGCACTTCTAATTCTC